TGCCCTGCAGCCTGACGAACTTCACCTCAACCCGTGGCGACAGGCTGCAGGGCAGGGCGGAAGCAGATGCCTCTCTCAAGTTCTGGGGCAGTGCCGTCGAGCTGGAGCTGGCAGACCACGCACCTGATACGGAGGCATGACGATGGACAAGCTGAAGACCGGCTCTGGCAAACAACTGCGCACTGCAGCCCTCGCGGTAGTACAGCTGCCGGTGCCATATTCCGCCGCTGCAATGCCTGGGGCGATAGTGCTGGGCAGCAATGGCAGGCTGCACGCCTCTGTCTTTACTGAAGCAGGCCTTTACACTTGGAGCCAAATCTGGACGAGCAACAGAAATCAGCTGATCAGGCTTGACAGAAACGATGCAACACCAGCGACAATCTTTTTAGAGAAACAGAGGTCTGACGCCAGCCTTGCTGTAGTTGGTGACAACATTGGGAGCATCAACTTTGAGGCCCGCAATCAGTCGGGGCTGATTGCTCAATGTGGCTTGGTAAATGTATTCGTCGATTCCCCTACGTCGCCGGATACGATCTCGGCCGCTATGCGTTTTTCGTACAGACCGCTGGCTCTAGCTGGGTCGTTACCAAATCTGCCGATTGGCCTAATCATCTCCTCCTCTGGCAACGTCCTGATCAACAACACCAGCGGCACTGAGAGGCTCTCCGTCACCGGCAACATCCAACTCACTAACACCACCAACAGCTACAGAGTCGGCACCAACAACGTCGTCGGCTCCCGCAAGACCGGCTGGGCTGCCCCCACCGGCACGGCCACACGCACCACGTTCGACACTGCCACGGTCGCCGTTGCGGACCTGGCCCAGCGCGTCAAGGCGCTCATTGACGACCTCACCTCCCACGGCCTCATCGGGACCTGACACCACCAATTGCCATGCAAGACCAACTCATCACCCTCGTGAACTCCTACGCCGCAGCACGGGCCAGCGGGGACACCGTGCTGCAGCAGTTTGCCGCTCAGCAGCTCGGCGCCTTCCTGGAAGTTGTCGAGATCGTCCCCAAGGGCGACGCCAACCCCGCCCCTGAGGAGACCCCCCACCAATGACTGAACCCACCGTCACCTACACCTGGCGTATCGAGCGCCTTGATGCCGCACCCACCGAAGGTGCCCTCACCAACGTCGTCCACAAGATCCACTGGCGCCTGTTCGGCAGCGACGGCACTAACACCCTCGACCTCTACGGAGACGTGCCCCTTGGTGATGTCAACCCCGAGGACTTCACCCTGTTCGAGAACCTCACAGAAGCCACGGTGATCACCTGGCTGGAGGCCGCCATCAATGCCCGTGCCGGGGAGAAAGAGCCCACCGTCGCCCAGCTGCGCACCGGCCTGGCCGGGATGCTCGCTGCCAAGCGGACGCCATCGGTGGAGCCTATGCCCGTGCCCTGGATATAATTCGCACCTTTGAGGAAAACAAAATGATTGAACTATTTGGCATTACTATTGCCTATGAAGCCATCGTAGCCATAATCACAGCACTGGCCATTGATGAGCTTCTCCCCTTTCTTCCCACAAAGGCCAACGGTATCACCCACGCCATTGTTCTCGGGATCAAAAAAAGCAAGCTCGGGAGAGATGCAAAGAGAGTGGATAGTGAGAAGATTGACGAGGTTCTACAGCTGATGCGCAAGTGGGACGAGCAGACCACTCAAACTACCAAGGAACAAAATCATGACTGAAGTAAAGACAAATGAACTGGTTAATATCCAGTCATGGCTGACATTCCTGACGGGGCCGGAGGTTCCGCGCCTCAGTAGAAACAAGATCAGCCCGTTGACCGTAGCTGAGGCGTGCGGATTCATCGGCTGCATCATCATCGAAACGGGCCGCCCCCTGCTCGACAAGCTCGACGTGGTGGAAGTAGGCAGCGGTGCGGGCCGGGGAGCGATGCAATATACCGGAGTGCGGCGAACCGCCTACGACAAGGCGCGATCTGCGTCCGTCGCCAGGGGTGTCGATCCGAACAGCAATGCTTGGCAACAGCAGTATTTCGCTGAGGAGTACTCTGGCCTACACGACCCACCGCAGGGTTCGCTGATCGGCTGGACCCGGATCTTCGAGAACCGGCCTGCGGGGATGACACCGGCACAGGCCGCTGAATACTGGACCGGTTCGGCTGCCACCAGGACCGGATACTTCCGCCCCGGCGTGCCGCATCTCGACCGCCGCCAAGCCGAGGCGCAGCGTGTGTGGGGGCTGGTGCAGTCCGGGCGGCTGTCAGCCACACAGCAACGGCCACCGGCTCAGCAGCAGGGCGTCTCGGTCCCAGCCGGGATGGTCGGCCCTAAAAAGCGGCCACCGCTCAAGCCTGGCGACCATCACCTTCTAGCCAATGACCTCCTAGAAACTCTCACCGCCTTCACCCACGACGGCAAACGCCTGTGGTCTGTGCCGTGCCTGTGCCGGGGGCAGAGGGGCGAATCGGAGTGGACGGTAACCAACAGCGATACACCTCCAGGGCTGTACCTGGTGGGCCAGGTCTACCGCGACTATGAGCAGGACCCATCCGCAACATTTAGCGCCATCCGCCGCGCCTATGGCTGGTATTCAATCGACCTGTTGGGCCAGGAAGGGCAGGAAGGCCCAGGCAGCCGCTACGGCAGGGACGGAATCATGATTCATGGTGGCGGCACGGCTTGCGGCTGGCCAGGGGCATGGGCACCACGGCAAGCACTGCATTCCACCCTGGGCTGCATTCGCTTGCACAATGTGGATCTCAGGGATCGGGTGTTGCCTCTTCTAGGCCTAGGTCGCATCTGGGTGTCGGTACTGCAAGAGGCAGCTTGACGATAAACCTCTGACCCAATTAGACCTCATCAAGGAGAACGACAAATGACAGCAGTTACCTTAAACGCTTTTGATAGGTTCAAGCCTGTCAATCCTCCACCTCAGCCTCCACCTGATCCTATTCTCAATAAGCCTGAATATGATCCGGCTACCCACTATTTAAGTAGGGTAGATCCCTACACTGTAGATGGGGTTGTCTACGATTACATTGCTGCACCTTACCCTCCTGTTCCTGATTGGGTAGCCTTTGGGGCGGAACTCCTGCAGATAGATGGAGTAAAAAACCTGCTTTCTCAGGCTCTGTCTTCTGAAGAAACGGCTCCCATAGCTCTGACACTACCAGCTAGTATCATTGAAGCTTCAAAGGGGGTTTACGGGGCGTTTAATATGATCTGGGGGCAAGCAAAATACTTGAATATGGTCACAGAGTCCCTGTCGAATGAGATCAAGGAGTCGGCAGCCACCTACCACATACCCCAAGATTTTGTAGATGGATTATGACTGCAGTAACCTTAACCCCACGCGCTGGCCTAGGGTACATTAAGAGGGTAGCAAAGACATACACAGGTCCCCTGCGTAGGAGGCGAATAAGCCTGTTTGAATATGATCCAGATGCAGCCGCATACCTTGCTGCAGTGGAATCTACAGATGGTCAAGCACTAGAAGAGGATGTGAAATTAGCCATCAATGCGTTCGTGGTGGGGTGCAAAGCTGATGGGATCTGGGGCGCTATCAAGGCGTTATGCATCTTGGCTGGCGCCCGCACGCTGGCCGGTGCGCTGGTTCCGGTGGTGGGGGCGGCGCCGACGAACTTTAATTTTGGGGCGGAGGATTACAACCGAAAGACAGGACTGGTGGGCAATGGGAGCACGAAATATCTCAACAGCAATAGGAATAACAATGCTGATCCGCAGGATAGTCAGCACATGGGAGTATTTCCAACTACAGTCAACTCATTCGATCAAGATCGGGTCTACATGGGCGCGGGCCTAAATGACACTGGGTCTACTTACTTCTTTACTCGTACAGTAGATGCCGCAGTTAGAAATAGAAGCGCCACCGCAAACATTGGGCTAGCAAGAGGCGTGGCTAATTCTTTAATAGGCATGAATAGAAGTTTGTCAACCGAATTTGTTTACAGGCAAAGCGGTGCGTCTCAGACTATTTCCAGAAATTCTGAGACACCTCTAAACGCGAATATATTTGTATTTCGAGGTGCTGGTTTTACCCCAGGCGCCCTTTCCAACGCCCGCCTAGCGTTCTACTCCATCGGCGAATCCCTCGATCTCGCCCTACTCGACGCCCGCGTGACCACCCTGATCAGCGTCATCGCGGCGGCGATACCGTAAAGCACCCATGACACAACAGAAAGCAACTGAATCTCAGTTCAACCAACTGCACAGCATTGTCACCGAAGAGCTAATTAACAGACTCAATAAGGGCGAAGAAGCATCAGTGGCTGAGATCAAAGCTGCCATTGAGTGGCTAGCAAAGAACAACATAACAGGGGTTGCAACATCTGGCTCTGCTCTAGAGAGGTTGTTAGGTCAATTTGAACTGGAAGAAGAGGATGTCCAACGAGCAGTCAGATGACAGCAACGAAAAGAAGCGTGGTTGTCCTGAAAGCTGTGACACGGCAGTACGCATCAAAACAGAGGTGTACTTGGCTCTCATTGGCTTTCTGGTCTCTTCTATCATGTACGTTGCCTCTATCGTTACTGAACTTCGCCTGGTCGAGGTCGAGGTATATCGGCTATGTGCAGAGGTTAGAAGGCTCGACACTGAGATCGAATGTACCAAGCCATGACTCAAAAGAAAAAATCTGCAAAGTACTATCAGTCAAACCCGGAGGCACGGGCCAAGAAGAATGCGTACCAGCGCAAGTACAACAAAAAACCTGCAATCAAAAATGCCTCTGAAGAACGGTGGACCGAACGTCGTCGCCGGGGAATTGCAGGCAAAGGAGGTAAGGATCTGAGTCACACTACCTCAGGCAAGATGGTCCTTGAAAGTGCATCCAAGAACCGAGCACGTAACCGAGGCAAAAAGAAAGACTGATGTTACCACTTCCAACCCCACAGCATTATTTGCAGGAGCTACTGGCTATGACCTCTGCAGAAGCGAAGCGGCAATGGAGACAGGACATAAAACAGTCATTCAACAACAAATGTGTGTACTGCGGATCCACCGACAGTCTCACTATTGATCATGTGCAACCCAAAACCCGTGGTGGGAGAGATAGCATTAAGAATCTCGTCTGTGCCTGTAGAGCATGTAACCACTCCAAGGGATCACAGCACTGGCTGTCTTGGTGGGTTGGCCAAGATAGCTTCAACCAAGAGAATTTCTCTACTGTACTTCAACATATTTAACATCATGCGTGGAACTCGACCTGCAGGCGAATCCCAATATGGTGCTGCGAACACGCTGCATCCTGGTCGCCGTAATAAAACCCAGAAGCTTGACACTTCCATCCGCAACACTCAGCTGACTCTCTCCGCAAACCCCACCATTGCTGCTGCTCGTGCGGCTGTAGCAACTGCTGTGGTGGCTTCACGAGCTGTACTGCGGCGCACGATTGGCCTGGCCCGCTCTGTACCCTCCGGTGGTCAGGTGCTCACCCTTGCGGTAACTGCCGGTGGATCTGGCTACAGCTTCACATCTCCCACTGCCAACACTGCTGCCACTGGTGGTAATGGTACTGGGCTTACCATCAACGTTACTCGTACTTCTGGTGTAGTAACTGCTGCGGCAGTTGGCAACAATGCTGGCCGTGGCTACACCGTTGGAGATGTGATTTCCGCAACCCTCACTGGTGGTACTGGCTTCACCGCAACTGTCACCTCTGTAGCCTGAGGACAAATGGACAGCAAGAAACGCAACAAGAGGGGGGTCACCTCCTCCTCCACCCGCTCTGCTCGGTCGAAGGCTGGGTCTAGTGATGCTGCCAAGAAGACCACCTCCTCAGGGCGTGGTGCTGGCCGTACTCCAACCGTGGATAACCGCAGCCAAAGGCAGAGAGCTTCTAACCCAAAAGTTACACAGGGTAGAACAAATCAAGGTCTTGCAGGAAGTCGGACTAAAGCTAAGGCAGGGCTGCCATCAAATACTGCACAGACTAAATTCAAACCAAATCCTACATCCACGGCCAAAGTAACCCGTGGCCGGGGATCTGGTGCGGGAAGTGGTCCTAACCGAGCTGATGCTCAGAAGTGGGGAAGCTACAACCAGTCCGCACGAAAGGAGCTGGCCCGTGAGGCCAAACAGGTGGCACCTGGGACCAAGAATGCCCAGAAAAATGCCACCCCCACTGGCCCTCGTAACCCAAACAGTCAGATCGCTGCGAACAAGATGAAGCGTACCCTAGCCCAATCGGCCGAGGCTCGTGCTTCTGCTGCTCGGGCAGGGACCCTGGCCAAGGCCGGGAAGGTTGGTGGACTCGCAACTGTGGCTGCAGCTGGCCTGCAAAGCCGCAACACGGCTGATGGCACCCTCAAGGGCAAGCCCACCGGCCCCAAGCAAGGCCCCAAGGTCCCTGGTCGGCTGACTCAGAAGGGAATCGACAGCAAGAGCTTCGATGACGCCTTCCGGCAGGCCCGCAAAGCCGGTCAAAAGCAGTTCACCTGGAAGGGTAAGAGCTACACGACCAAGATGAAGTGACGTAGAAGCCCCCGGAGAGGCCCCTAGGAGGCCCGGGAAGGTCCCTCTACCCCTGTGGTAGGGGGATACTACCCGCAAGGCTCCCAAAGGCGCCTTCCTGGCCCTTAAAACCCACTTATCACCTCTCTTTGGAACGACGTGTCAGAGCAAATACCCTATCTAGGATTTAATCCACTGTCCATTCTAGCTGCTCAAGAGGCAGCCAATGACGCACAAACTGCAGCTGACGCTGCCCAGGCTGCTGCTGATGCTGCCCAGGCTGCTGCTGATGCTGCTGCAGGGGCTGTGTCTGGGGTCCAAGCAGATGCAGACGCAGCCCAGTCCACAGCTGATGCTGCTCAAGCAGATGCGGACACTGCACTACTCTCGGTTGGATTAACTTCTGTGCCAAGGACAGCTCTTTTGCGATCTGCATTTGAGATGATCAGTCCCGATACTCCGGCTGAAAAATGGATCAACACCGTACAAGTCGAAGCTAGCGATACTTCCATTGGTGTGGCTAACAGATTGTCCATGTACCCATTCATTCCCATCAGAGATATAGTAATATCTGCTGTTGGCATTGAAGTCACAGCTGCTGTAGCGTCTGCACAATGTAAAATTATTGCCTACAATGCCGATCAAACTACAGGACGACCAACTTCTCTTATTTTTGAAACCGGCAACCTGACAGCAAGCACAACCACGGATGATGGCACCAAGAGATCCTCCCAGTCGTTTACCTTTATAGCTGACACACTTTACTGGATTGGCACACGACACAGCTCTACAGCCACCCTTCGTGGTTTTGCTGCCGGTAGTGGGCTTCACTGGAATCGAGGCACCTTGGCTGGCGATGGCAACTTCAATTGCCTTCAAACTGCACTCACCTATGCTACAGCTGCTCCAGCTACGTGGGCCTGGGACAGTGCAGATCAGGTGAGAGCAAACAACTACTCTGTAAGACTTCTTGAAACCTAATGATCACTGTAGATCGCCTCAAAGGCTCTTTTGAGCTGTTCCTCAAGCTGCTGTGGAAGTTTCTTGGTCTGCCACCCCCGACACGGGCTCAGATTGCGATGGCTAGGTTCCTCCAGTATGGACCGAATCGTAGGCAGCTGAGAGCCTTCCGTGGATTGGGGAAGAGTTGGATTGCTGCTGCCTTTGCACTGTGGCGCCTGTTTTGTGACCCAGATCGCAAGATCATGGTGGTCTCTGCATCCAAGCAGAGGGCTGACGACTTTACCATCTTCTGCCAGAAGTGTCTTCAGGAGGTAAAGTGGCTACAGCACATGATCCCTGACAGTGATGAGCAGCGGTGGTCTCGTGTATCATTCGACGTGGCCAATGCCAGGCCAGCCCAGAGCCCTTCTGTCAAGAGCGTAGGTATCACCGGCCAGATGACTGGTGGTCGTGCCAACGACATCATCTTTGATGACGTGGAAGTTCCCGGTAACTCGGCCACAGACTTGATGAGAGAGAAGCTTCTGCAGTTGGTCACCGAGGGTGAGTCTGTGCTGATCCCGCAGGACGACTCGACTATCACCTACCTTGGTACTCCTCAGACGGTCTTCACCATCTACAAGACGCTTCAAGAGAGGAACTACGTCCCAATGGTGTGGCCTGCTAGGTATCCCAAACGGGAAAACCTGGTGCAGTACGAGGGAATCCTCGCAGCCGAACTCCAGGAGGACATCGACAACTGCAGGGACTACTCCAAGCTAGAGTGGGAACCTACCGACACACGTTTCACTGAGGACGACCTACGGACTCGTGAATCGAGCATGACCAAGAGCAACTTCATGTTGCAGTTCATGCTCGATACCAGCCTGTCTGACGCTCTCAAGTTCCCCCTCAAGTTGTCGGACTTCATGGTACTCCCCCTAGATCCTAAGGTGGGACCACGTAGCCTTGTGTGGAGAGCAGATAAGGAACACCGCATCAACAATCTTCCGACCGTGGCTCTACCCGGAGACGGATGGTACAGGCCTGCAGAGATCGGAGAGTCTGAACCTTGGGGTGACACCATCATAGCTGTGGACCCATCAGGTCGTGGTAGTGATGAGACCGTGGCGTGGATCCTTTCGCAGATTAACGGCATCATCTACATCCGTGATATCTTCTACAGCACAAATGGCTACTCTGACTCTACCCTTGATGGCATACTTACTATGGCCAAAAAGTGTGGCGCCAGTCGTGGTGTCATCGAAAGTAACTTCGGTGATGGTGCAATCATGGAGATGCTCATCAAGCGAGGGAAAGAGAGGGGCATCGGGATTGCATGGGAAGAACAACGCAGCACCACACGGAAGGAAGACAGAATCATCGACACAATGGAACTTGTCCTCAATCAGCATCGGGTGTGTATTGACGAGAAGCTGATCACCAAGGACTACGAGAGCTATAATGATCAGCCTATGGAAGATCGTCTTCCGCGTATGCTGATGTACCAGCTGACTCGCATGTGTCGTGAAAAAGGCGCTGTGAAGAAGGATGACCGAGCTGACGCACTTGCTATTGGAGTCAAGTACTACCAGGACATTTATGTTGTCTCCCAGGAGATGGCTATTGAGGAAGAGGATAAGCGAAGGTTCAACATTCTGCTAGATGCGCTAACTTCTGAGCCCACAAGAAGTCTCGACATTCTTGCACTTGGGGGGACCATATCTAACCTGGAGTTAGTTATTACCAGGAGGCCCTATGGGGTCCAGACTAGGAGATAAGAAATCAACGACTTAAATCAGGGGTGACCACTTGGATCATCTCCTTTTGCTGTAGAAGGGGACCACTCTTACCCCCCTCCGAAAGACGGGGAGGGGTAGGGGTGACACACAAAGAGAGGGATGACACACTCTCCACTATAGCTGCTTATGAGGACGGAGCGGAGCGAGTCCGAATCTCTCGCTATAGTCCTCAATCTACTGACCCTTAATTCTTCAAT